ATAAAGGAATATAATATGGAATACACTACTGTGATACATCTCTTCTTCAATGGCACTGGGGTTCAAGCGTTTCACGACCTACCTCAACTTCAAAAGTTTGCGGACGATTATTATGAAAAAATGATAGATGAAAAAATGACTCCTACCCAAATTAATCACCACTGTGTCTCACATTTGAGTCGTTATGAACAAGAAATGTGCGACCATTTTAGGGACGAGATGTTTGACACAAAAAAACTGTGTAAGTTTTGGGGTAAAGAAGCACTAATCAAATATATTACGTGGGTGTGTTGTGTTCTCATTGGACTCAAAATGGGAGCAATCAAGCAAGACAAAAATAATGGAACACATGTTATGCACATACCTCTCCATATAATAAAAGACATTGGCGGAAAAGAATATGGACAAGAAGAACTCTGGCAGAAATGTTCCAACCAAGAGTGTAAAACACACATGGGAAACTTCAAGAAATGCTCCAAATGTAAGAAAGTTCGCTATTGTTGCCGTGAATGTCAAGTTACTGACTGGAAGAATCACAAACCCGACTGCCACTGTTAATCACTCACTGACTTATCACTAACACTCACTAACACTTTTTTTTCAAATTTAAATTGAAATCGTTTTGGCAATATTGGGAAGGCATAAAGGACAACTACCATCAAAACAGTGTGCAGATATAGTGAAAGTCAATTCTCAAAAAAAAATTGAAACGAAAAAGGATAAATAATATACTCACAAAGGCTTATACAAAAGCAACCAACAATGGCAACATTCGTTCAATTCAACGGTCGTCTTATTCAGTGCTGTATGACACTAGAAGAAGTTCAAGAACAACGAGATGAGATAATCCGCAATTATTTGAACGAAGGATTCACTATCTCTTACATCAGAAAAGAAATTGCTACTCATCTCGTCGGGCTACACAACGACTTGAAGCGAAAATTCAACGGTTCATCTTGTAGTCTGCGAGATGTTATGAAATTCTGGAAAGGCGACGCTCTATTCAACACCAACTTTTGGATTACAGGGGTAATGATTCTCATCAAGCTAAAAGTAATAAAACAAGATAAAAACAACGGTTGGCTTGAAATCTCACTAGATGACAAAACATACATTGACCAAACCAAACCTTTTGCTAAACCATTCAAGCCAAGGTCTTTCTTCAATACCTGTGCTACTTGCGGATTAGTTGGTAAGCCCGACAAATGCTCAGGATGTGGTAAGGTATATTACTGCTCCAAAGAATGCCAAAAAGAAAACTGGAAAGCTCACAAACCCGACTGCCACTGTTAATCACTCACTGACTTATCACTAACACTCACTAACACTTTTTTTTGAAAAAAAAATTGAAACGATTTCTGGAATACTGGGAAGGCATAAAGGAAATCAACTATGGCAAATAAATCATCAACTATGTTCTACTGTGGGTTCTGCGACATGACACTCGCGAAAAGTGAAGGTGTCGTGTATGACACAATTCATTACTGTAATGATGTGTGTCGCAAGTTGGGAAAAAAAACAAGTGTCAAGGATGGAAGCATGAAAGAATTGCGTGAAAACGTAGAAATGCTACGACGATTAAAAAGTCTGCCACAAACCAAAAAAGCCCAAACACTAATTAAACAACACTGTAAAGGAGCTTACAAAGATTTAGAAATTGATTATAAAAAGTGGTTGCTCGTGGGTAATCCAGACCATGATTTAAACATGTTTAAACACGCGTTGTGTCTTTACGGACACATTCACAACGGACACAAAGACAAAGCACTCAAGGCATTGGCACGATTTAACGACTGGACAGCAGAAACGTTTGAAAAAATGTGTGTAGATTCTACTGCGTATTCGTCAGAAATTATATACGAAGACGACGAAGAGGAAGTATCAGGTGAGGAGAACATTCGTGTTTCTGGTATAATATACAAATTAGAGCGTGAAAAATTTAAACTTATGGTAGAACTCATGTAATTACAACCTAAAACTAACACCCTTTTTTTTTCTATGAGAGGATTATCGTATCCCAAAAAATGGATCTGTGGTAAATCACTCTTAGAAATTAGATTTCATACTCACGAAGTTAAAAAAGTATATCTAGAATCACATTTTAAAGAGTGTCAAGAGTGTTATAAATTACACATTGGTGAAACAACTCTGCACACAATGTATCCTGACATAATACCTCCGCCGTGGTTTAGACAACGTATTAACGCAAATTCCAAAAAATACAAATCTAACGATTAATTATGTATCAAATAAAACCAAGAACTTTAAAAATTGCCAAACAATTAGGTGTTGATGTTTATCCTAGTGATAATCCAAAGTATAAATTAGATGTGTACGATAAAAGAGGATTATTTATAGCACGAATTGGAGATATTAATTATGATGATTATCCAACCTATATTCAAAAATATGGAACTCCGTATGCAAACAGTCGCAGGAGATTGTATATGTTACGTCATGCAAAAGACATTCATAGTGGTCGTGGTCGTTTAGCATTTCTTTTATTGTGGAGTTAATACATTTTTTTCTATTATTATATCATGGTTCGTTTTAATGTAGGAGGAATTATTTACGCCACTGGACTTTTAGGGTATGCTACTTATGTTTTTACAAATCAAATACCTATTGTAAGTAATGAAATTGTAGTCAAAAAACAACCCAAAGATAATCGTTTTTCCTAAAATATCTAATGGTATAGTATAATGCCGTATGCGATAATCAAGATAAGTCCTCGTCGTTATGAAGTCATTAATGTAGAAACTGGAAAGATTCATTCCAAAAATACAACACTAAATAAGGCAAAGGCACAAATCAGAGTTCTTACGGCAATAGGTGGTGCATTGTCTGGTGCAGAAGTGAAAGAATTATCAAAGGCAAGTTATGAAAAAAACAGACCAGAAAAGATTGGTGATTTTGTGTTGGATAAAGCGTTGAGCACAGACGAAGCGGCAGTGTATTACAATCCAAAAACAGGAAAGGCAAGTGTAGCACACAGAGGCACAGAAGGAGCTACAGATTGGTTAAATAATATTGCTCTAGCAACTGGATACTATAAATATACACCAAGGTATAGACGTGGTAAAGAAACACAGAAAAAAGTAAATGAAAAATATGGAAAAGAAAATGTAGATACTGTGTCTCATTCCCAAAGCGGACAATTAGCACATAAATTAAACGAGGAAGGACTCGTGCACAAAAGTATAGAAATTAACCCTGCACGATTACCGTTCCAAAAAATTAGAGATAATGAAACTATTATTAGAAGTTCAAAAGATCCAGTGTCTGCCCTTGTTCCTATTGGGTGGAAAAATGGTAAAGTAGAAACGATAGATACAGGTAAAAGTGCAACAGATGTTATAGGACAACATTCGTATGACATAATTCAAGGTGAAAATGAGAATAAAATGTTTGGTAATGGTATGAAGAAAGGAAAACCTGTCAGAAAAAAACTTAAAATTATAGGTGGAGGTTTTTTTGATGACATTGGACGGACATTTACAGGGGCAGTGAATACTGTAGGCAATGTTGGAAATCAAGCAGTGAATGCTGTGAGCAATGTTGGAAATCAAGCAATAAACAAACTTCAAGACAAAGGAATGTGGGAAGATGTAGGGAAGAAAACGGCACGGACTGCTATTGACTACGCAATTCCTGCGACAGCGGCAGCACTAACGACGGCTACGGGCAATCCAGAATTAGCACCTATTGCCGCCGCTGCAGCGAGTAATTTTATATCTCCAGAAGTAAAAAAGAAAGTAGGATTAGGAAAATTTAAAAAACAGAAAGATTTTTATCACCCTGTAAATAGGTCTTTGTATGATTGCAGTTCGTTATATAAACCAGTAGGAAAGTTTCATTTAGAAGAAATTCCTCGTAGATATATGTAGAATATAAGAATAAAATATCTAATCATACTATATGTCCCAGTTAGATGAACGCCAGAATAAATCCAATGCTGATTTTATATATTATGATGTTGTTGTAAGCAATCTACAGAGCACTACGTCTCAACCACAAAAATTTCAATACACGGATACACGCACAGTCCCGTTTCTTAAAGTTCCAGAAGATTATTCCATGAGTATTGTAAGATTTACTTTAGACACTGCATCACTCCCTGTTTTTATTCCACTTATTCAACCTAATCAAGGAAACCGTGATTTAACTGTGTATAGTGTGACACTATCGTATGATGGACAAGATTTTCAGACGTTCGTTGACTGGAATCCTCAAAACAGTAGTTCTCCATTACCTCCTGCACCCAATCAAACATACAATGGATTACAGTATAATCAAGATGGATATTACAATTGTTATTCGTATTCGTGGTTTATTGAACGCGTGTATCAAGCATTAGTGACAAGTTTCAACGCATTAGTAGCGGCGGGTATAGGAGTATCACGTGCAGTCCCTCCAAACTTCAATGTAGGGACATTTCCACCAATCATAAACTGGGATTCAACTACGAATTCCGCCGTAATGTTTGCTGATGGTGAATGGTATGATGTTCTTGATGAATTTGGTAATGGTGTTATTAGTGTGTTTATGAATGCCCCATTGTTTGAATTATTTAATTCATTTCCAGCTACTAATTTTGGATATACAGGAGTGACAAATGGTAAAAATGTAAGAATACCTTTTACGGATATTGGTGGTACTAACATGCAGAACATAATACCTCCTGGTCAAGCAGTTCCTGCAGCAGGCGTAGGATACAAGTTCTGGCGGGCAATTACATGGAATCAAGAACAGTCTACCATTTCATCGTGGTCAAGTATCTTAAGCATTGTTTTTACTTCTAATACTCTACCAGTAGAACCATCACAAGTATCTACCCCTGTAGTGTATAACAATGGTGTAATTGTTCAGGCAAGTGGATCTAATGCTGATTTAGCAAATGTAATTACAGATTTAGCAAGCACAGATGGTAATTACCGTCCAAATTTGGTTTATAATCCTACTGCTCAGTATCGTCGCCTTACTTTACGGGGAAATAGACCTTTGTATAGCATCGATTTAAACATATTTTACAAATTGCGAACTGGCGAATTAGTTCCATTTACTTTATTAAGCAACGAATCAGCCACTGTAAAAATTTTATTCGAAAGAATTAAAGTTTGATTTTGAAATTTTTTTTATCTTTAGGTAGTATATGAGTGATTTCAAGACGGTTTTGCAAAAGGATCCTACTATTGCAGATGTTACAACTGATTTAGTGTATGCTGTGAAAAGTGGTGGTTCTGCAACGACCTACCAGTCGTTTCCATCTACCAGTGCTACTAACTCTGTAATCGTGTTTAACATACAAGTTCCAAGTGAAAATATTATTGTAGGTCGTGATGCTCTTCTCCAGTCGCCTCTTCAATTTACTCTAACAGTAAGTGATGTTCCTGTTGGACAGACGGCAGTTGTTTGGGGAGAGACGGCATCGCTTCAGGCATTTCCTCTAGCATCGTGTATGACTACCGCTACAGCAACTATTAACAACACAACAACTTCCGTCAATCTTCAAGATGTTCTCCCCCAGATTCTACGATTGAACTCTAATCGCGAATTGTACCGCTACAATGGCACGACCCCCTCTCTACCAGACCAGAACTGGGGTAAATACAGTGATTCGTTCGCATCTAACTCGTCTCCTCTAGCATCGTATTTTAACCAGTCTTACGACAACGACCAAGCTCCTCGTGGTGCATTTCCTGCTTACGCTCAAGTAGATAGATTTGTTGCTGGTGTATGGCAGGATCGTTCGCCCATCTCCACTGGTGTCGCCAACGAAACATGGCGAGTGACTGTATTTACTACTGTAGCAGAACCTCTTTTCCTCTCGCCTTTCATCTACGCAGACCCTTGTCATAACAAACAAGGCATGTTGGGCATTAATAACATGTCATTCACACTCAATATCAACGCAACTCTTAACCGTCTTGTATCTGCTTTTGTCCCTGCTGGTGCTTCCATTACTATTGCTCCTGGCGTTCTAGCAGACCCTAACGGTGCTAAGTGGTTAGCAAACGGCAATCTTTTCCAGAACACTTATGCTGTTCCCCAGTTGTCCGCTCCCGCTTCAGGAGGGCCAACTATGCTTCTCAAACTCATTTCTTCGCAACCAAGTGATCGCCTTGAAACCAGAAACGTAGTCCCTTATTTTGACCTCCCTCGCTATTTGACCTCTAGTGCAAACAACCCAGTGTTGGCGGCGGCAACTGCTCGCACAATTACCAGTCAGTCTATCCAGTTGTCCCAGTTGCCAGATTATTTTATTATTGTTGCTCGTAAATCAGTCCAGTCTCAGACAATTCAAGATACATCGTCTTTCCTCACCATTCGCAACATTAGTATCAACTTGAACAATCAGTCTGGTCTTCTTTCGTCTGCTACTCCACAGGACTTGTGGCGTATGTCAGTAAAGAATGGTAGTATGCAGACATGGGAGGAGTTTAGCGGTTCTGCTTTTGTCAATAACCTCACACTTGGAAACAACGGTCTTGTTCCCACCACTGGTTCTATGTTCATTGTATCGCCTGCTGACCTTTCACTACCAGACTATCTTTCGTCTGGCTCGTTGGGTGCATTCCAACTTCAGTTTAACGCACAAGTATATAACCAGTTTGCTCAAGATATTCAGGTAGAAATCTGTGTCATTGCCGCCAACTCTGGTATTTTCGTTCTCCAGCAGGGAACTTGCTCTGTCTACACTGGTATTCTCACTCGTGAGGCGGTGTTGGCGGCAAAGAGTCAGCAATCTACCCAGATGGCAGACCGCATGATTGGTGGTATGCTTTCGCGTGGTCTCGCACGGCATCCTAACGACCCAATGGTTATGGGGATGAGACATGGAGGGGCAATGAGTGCAGGAGCATCAAGCGGTGGAGCAAACCTAGGGGTTAAAAGTAGGCTTCATGGTATGTATTAAAAGAGTAATATAATGTATATTCTTAACCAAAAAAAATATACATTTATGGTATGGCAGAATTAGAAAGTGTAGAAAAAAAATTACGTCAATACGGAGCATTAGCAGAATCTTATAATTTAGGGACATTGTATTGTAAAGTGTTGGATCATATGAGCAAAAATCCATCACATAATAGTGAAAAATTTGCGGAAGCATGTAAAGAACTAGACGAATTGTATTTTGAAGATTTTGTAGTTCCAGTATTGGAAACATTAGATAAAACATTCGATGAAATGCCTGACACAATAAAAATAAACGGGGCAACTTTTTATAAAAATCCTGAAATTGATTACAAAATCATACCAACATTGTTTAACGTAAAACCATCTGCTGGTAGAATAGATAAAGATACGTCGTGGAAACGTGGGACACCTACGTTAAAAGAGTGGAAAGATAGTGAAGAAGAAAGAGAAAAAAGGTTGGAGAAAAAGATAATGGTTATGTTTAAATCACTGGACATGATAGAAAAAAGCGAAGACTATAAACGTGTAGAACAAGAATTAGCAGTATTACAACAACCAACAACAGTAGCAAAAAAAGACCAATATGAACCATTAACAGATGAAAATATGCCTATATACGACAAGCATGAATCTGTTATAGCACATTTTAATATAGGAACATTAATGGTTACATCCTATAAATGGTTAATAGAAAATTTGCCAAGACCTGTAGAACTAGGACATGAAGTAAAAAAAGTGTGTGAAAAAATGATAAAAAAATATGATGAAAATTTTATAGAACCTTGTCTAGGGGTGTATGATTGTCCATCATCTAAAAGAGAAATGGGAGAACCAGTTGCCAACAAGTTTGGGGATACATTTAATTTACACCCTTCTCTAGAATTAGATGCAACAACAGGATTTTTAAATATATACATAGAAAAAAATGAAGATTACGAATATAGTTACAGTATACATCTAGGACAAGATAAAGACGACCCTGTTGAATTGGGAGAGTGGATAAAAGGTCAGTTAGAACGTTATGAAACAGATTATTCCCAATCTGTTGATTACTTGAAAAAAAATCTTGTAGAATTAGCAATGATTGACGCTGAATAAATGACACAAATAATATTTTTTTATCTATTCCTATATTATGCCAGCTGAATCTATTTCGTTAGATAATGAATACAACGCTCGTCTCCGCAAAATGCTCTACGATCTTGAACATGTAGATATTATCAACCACCAACCGCAAATGTTAGGTGGGGGCTCGCCTTTTCCACAGAAGATTGCTTTACCAGGAAACAGCGGTCAGTATCCTCCTATTCAAATGCTCAGCGAGTATAAAATGATGGGCGGACAGGCAATGGGTGCAAAGTTAGAAGAGAAGGCACGTCAGTATGTAGGAAAATTTGTAGAAAATGAATTAGAAAAAGTAAAACCAATTGCTCGTCGTAAAGTAAAAGAATTGTCAGACAAATATTTAGGGGCAGAAGAAGACCACAAAGCGGCACGTGAAGCACGTATAGGAGCAGACCAAGCATCTCGTACCCCACGTGTTGGAGCAGGAAAACGGATGAAGAAGGCAAAAAAGTGGTTGGAGTTTGCAAAAGAAGTAGGCGAAGATGCTATTGCTCTAGGTAAAAAAGCATTTAGTAAAGAAGGTGGGTCGCATTGTAAGAAGCGTGGTGCAGGATTTGGTGATTTTATCAAGAACTCTATCAATTACGGACTTGACAAAGGTAAAGATGTAACATTAGGTCAAGCAATTGAAGGTTATAAAAGTATGGGCGGAAGCAAACCAAAACGTGCCCCATCTGCTCGTGGGGCAATCGTCAAGAGAGTAATGGCAGAAAAATGTTTGAGTATGATTGAAGCCTCAAAGTATGTAAAATTACACAATCTCTATTAAGTGAATACAATCAAGGAAATATATAGAAATAAAACAAAAGGGTTGCAAGGAGAAGTGTAGATTAAAAACGAAAACACAACACTACATCTACGCTTATATGGTTCAAATCCATATCAACCCTATAAAAATAATATTACTGTATAGTATGCCAACTCTAATTAGGAAATCACCATCAGAATTAAAAGGTTATGAAAAAGCAAAAAAAAGAGTGCATAAAATAGAAAAAGAATCTAATTTGTCAAGTGGGTTCAGTGGTACACCATTAGCAGACAGTCAAACATATGATGCGTTGGTAAAATCATTTGATGAACTTCAAACAGAATTAGAAGCATATCAATCAGGCATTCTTATTTTTGTCGCTAGTGATGGTAGTTCTCAAGAACCCAATAATCCAAATGATTTAATTAAGCAATTAAACAAAACAGGACAAATAATAAATAAAATATCACTGGGTGCATTAACACCAAGAGATATACAAGTATTAAAAGATTATGAAATGACTACTGATGGATATTACACTACTCTAGAAGCACAGATTGCCCCAATTTTAACTATAGCAGGACTCCGTGGCCCTCGTGGAGGACAACCACGTCTGCGTGGAGAGGCAATTGCTGACACAATTCAAAATGTAATTCTTCCTACTATAGACGAATTATTTAGAAATTTAGACGCTAAGATTGTGTCTTTTAACAGTGGTAAGGCACAACCAATGAAGGTAGGCGGTGCATTGATTTGCCATGAATTTGATCCGTATAATTCATTAAAAGGACACCCAATGTATCAGACTTCTAAATATGCTATTTAATCCATTTTGGACTCAAGAATTTGTAATTACCACAATTACAACGGCGACACGTAATGACACAATTACTTTTCAAATGTCCAAGTGAATTATCCGTCCTATCTACTGTGCAGAAATCATCCTTGTAGGAATTAATGTATTGAAGTGGAACATCACAGTAGAAACAATTAGGCATATCACATACATTGTCAAATGCCCATGTAAAATCTAAATCACATTCTCTACCTTTCTTCTTATCACTGATTCGCGAACAATGAACAATAGCAGTAGCTCTCCTAACCATTGGGTCTGTGCAGTGGTGGCAATCGTGGTACCTTGTTCCATGAAGACAATAATCTTTTTTTTTGCGGTGTTCGCTACACGTTTTACACGTTTTGGTTCTCACCGTGCCGTTCCCTCTGACTACAAAGTTTTCAATTGGTTGTCCAAACTTACAACATCTACAAAAATCCATTCTACTTTAGGGAAATATAAAAAAATACATTTATTTTACGTAAAAATCTTAAATAAATCTCCTAAAGTAAATATATGGAGAACATTATTGACAAAATGAATATTCCAAATTTGGACAAGGAACATTTCCTAAAGTATCTTGATTATATGATATTTGAAGATCCATTGCCAGAAGGATATGAGGCAAAGGAAGATTACAGGAAATTGTATAAGGAAGTAGAAGCAATATGGATAGAATTATTCCAGCAGTCCATCAGTAAGAACCAATAACATGTTTGTAAAAAGAACACTCTCCTTTTTTAAACACCATAAAAAAATATCTTCCCCTCCATTTCTTAACATTACATACGATAATGTTATGAATGTATAAATTATGTTTTTCTTGTAGTTCTTTGAGACGTATAGGAGTAAGAGTAGAAAAACAAGCATCCATAGCCAAAAAAGCAATTCCTTTATTGATTCTGGAAGCATAATAATCTACCAAATAAAAAAAAGAATTAACTCGTTTCCCATTAGGTTGTTCTAGTCTAAAAGGAGGATTAGATATGACCCAATCCACATTTCCTACATAGTCCTTAAAATCTCTACCTTCTCTGATTTCACACCAATCTTTAACAACAGTATCAGGAAAATGATTGTAGAATGCACCTTCACCTCTAAATGGTTCTAATACAAGATCATTAGGACAAAAATCGATATGTTGTATAAGTAATTTTGCTAATTCTTCAGGAGTTTGATGAAATAAATAAGTAGTTTCGTCCATACATTATTGCTATTTTATTATAATTCAAAAAAAACTCATAAAAATTCAAGAATCCAAGACCCTTTTGGGAAATTCACTAATTTTTTGTTTTCAGAGAACTCTTATAGATTTTTAAAATTTTTCAAGAAAAACAGAAAATATACAGTAGGAGTCTGCTTCGTCTTTTTCATGAAAAATGTGTAAAAATAAAAGTGTGTAAAAAGTGTGTCAAAACGTGTCAAAAACGTGTCAAAGTGTGTAAAATATTTTCATAAAAAAATTGAGGTTAAAAACCAAAAATAGGTAAAGTATAAAGATGCCGTCATATGTTTGCGAGTTATGCGATTACAAGACACACCATAAAGGGACATACGTAAATCATTGTGATTCTAAAAAACACAGAGAAAAAGAGAGTTGTATAGAGAAGAAAGAAAAAGAAAATGACACAATTGCTCAATTGACACAACAGGTCATGTTATTAACACAGTTGGTTCAACAAGTAGTGTCAAAACCAGAACCTATTGTTCAACCTGTTGTTCAACCTAAAATAGTAAAAATAAAAAAAACGTATATGAGTGTAGAAGAAGAAAAACGACACATGGAATCACGACTAAAAGCGTATAGTAGTATTGGAGAAAAAGTAGAATTTTTGAATTCTTATAAACCACAACAGAAGAAACCAAAAGATAAAGAAGACTCTAAAACACCGTATGGACAGATAGAAAGTTATAGATATATACTTATGTCGCCCTATTTAATGGAATGGCGTGATTAAATAGGAACCCAACTAGCAACAAGTTGATCTACACAAGAATCCTTTTTTTTATCCAATAAAAAGTCTTCAAAATCTTCAGGGGAATACATCATTTTACAGATCATCGTGCATGCGAGGACACAGTATCGTCCGCATACTTGGGTTTTGTCTGCTTGAAATTTGTGTTTATTATAACCACACGTTTTACCGTCTAACATACGAGTAATTTCTTTACGATCTTCTCCTAAAATACGGCGAATGCATCGAGGAATTACAGAAAGATCGTCATCAAATTTACACCCATAACTGTTAAAATAATAGTATTTTCCTCTAGGTTTCATAAGACATGTCCAATGACCTCTATTCTGTTCTTCTTCTAAAAGAATAATAACAAAATCATTATCATTGGGTAAAAGATCATCAATGGTTTCATAATTACGTAAATCGCCATACTTTAGTATCCTTGTATCAGGGCCAAGGGCGGATTTAACTTGATCTTCACTTAGTGGTTGCATAGTTTTTTTCTTGCTCATATATATGTTGGACAGATTAAAAATCGCATTATTAAACTTGGGGGCATACTTGTTTGAGTTGGGTAATTTCCAGTGGGTTCGTAATAAGTTTATGAATCTGATGAAGGTAAGACAATTGAATTAAATAATTCGTTAATGAGTGCAGGAGGTATTCTGTATCGTTCATTTCTACTATTACCACCGCCTTTAACAATTACATTTTCATCTCTAAAATCTTTATACTTTTCTCTTAACTCTTTTGTATTGACACGAATAAACTTTTCACCATCTTTAACAAGTTTTCTACTACCTAAATGTGCTTTATGACGACCATTCAATAAATTACCGCAATCTTTTTTACACGTTTTAGGAACAAATCCTTGAACATTAGTCCAGAACCGTGTTGGTTTCATGTATCCCCAGTCAGCATATTTACAGTAATCTACATCATAAAAAGGACGATTTACATACTCTTTCATACGACCTGTTTTCGGATTTTCCATAAAATAAGCGTGTGGTTTAAAATAGTCCAAAATTTCTTCTGTCTTACGAAGAATGGGTAATCCAATTTCATCAATATCTTTTTGTAGTAGTTCTTTTGTGCATACCGCTCCATTATGAGACTTTAATTTTCTACCAATATGACTTAATCTTAAACAAGAAAATGTATCACAAGGAGGCGAAGCCCAAATAATATCAAAATGACCAACTGGATAAACAGTATAGTCCCAATTAAGAATGTTAGTATTAATATCCGCACCTTTAAGGTCAAGTGAAACAACTTCCCATCCACGTTCTTTACACACTTTACCTACAGAACCAGTTCCACTAAATAATTCTAAAACACGCATATATTTAGGAGATATATATAATTCGTTTAATTTCCGCATTTTAGATTTAGAATAAATTAAAATTGATTTAGAAAATAATTATCTATATTATTATAATGGACAAGATTTTTGGAACTGAATCAACTCTGAGTGAAGGAAGCAAGAAATTGTATATGTCAAAATTACGATCTATTAGCGGAGAAAAAGAAATAAAGAATCTTAACTTCTTGAAAGATACAGAGGCAGTAATAAAAACGATTGAAGAGAAAAGTGATAATCCAAATACTAGAAGGACTTCGTATATTGCCGTGTGTAATGTGTTAAAAGATAAGAAACCGTTCAAGAAACAGAACGATATATATCACAAAAAAATGATGGAACTTAATGACCAGTTAAACAAGGAAAGTTTTAAGAGCGACAAAACAAAAGAAAAACAGGAAAACGTGAGCATGGATAAGTTGGTAGAGCGACACGACGAGCTGATGAAACTACTACCTGAAATAAAAAAGAAAAAGAAAATAATGCCAGAAGATTTAGTAAATATATTTAATTTGTTAGTTACTTCACTCTACATTATGCTTCCACCACGTCGTAATAAAGATTATCAGACGATGGTTGTTGCAGACCCAACAGAAAATAAAGAATTAAATTACTACCATAATGGTAAGTTCTATTTTAATAATTACAAAACAAAATCAGCACACGGACAACAGGTAATAGATGTCCCACCAGAATTACAAGAAATTATTACAGTGTGGTTAAAGATTAGGAATAAAACAGATCCACATCTACTTGTATTCCCACGATGGGCATGTTCAACTGGAGAACCAATAACAGAATCAAACGACATGTTAAAAGTAATACGATATGCTTTTGATAATAAAGATGTAGGCGTAAGTGTGTTGCGAAATGTTTATCTGACATCTAAATATGGTAAGATGTCAAAAGAATTAAAACAAGATGCTCATGACATGGGGACTAGTATTGGAGTTGCAAATTCAACCTATATAAAGTCATAATCAAGAGTCAAAAGCAAATACCCGACCTAGATTTAGTTTAGATTATCTTTAGATTCACTATATATATACATAAATGAATAATATATAGTAAATCTGTTTCAATTATTACATAAATATTAACATAATTTATAAATTTTCATCACATTTCAACTATTATTCATTAATATTTCATTAAGATTATTCATTTTTATTAATATTTCATAAATCTAAAGATAATCTAAAATAAATCTGACTTCGCAACTTGCTTTGATCCTTGCTTTTAAATATATTTCATGTTTTTTTGAAATATGTTTAAATGAAATATGTTTAAATAAATTTAATTTCCTACCTGTTCGCTTATAGACACAGGATAGTCGCCTATACGATTAGCAACCACAAATGCGTCTAACACAGTTGCACCACCGTTAATAAGACCAGTGTATGTAATGTTAAAAGTTAAATCTACAGTTGTTCCTACAGCAACAATAATCAGGTCACTTAATGAAAATGGTACACTTGTATTAGCAGTAAAATCAAAGGTGGATGTAACAGATATATTTGATGCTGATTGACGAGCTCCACCAGTATAATCAAATGTAATACACATGACTTCGCATGACGTAACGGTGTTAGAAAAGTTACATCGTCCATTACCATTGACTAACCATGTTCCTGGTGTAAGTATCAAACCTCTAGTAGCTCCAGCAACATCTTGTATCGCACTGACTGTTGTTAGAGGACCAGATGCTACTGCAGGAATAGGAACCCCACCAACACGTTCATTAGTAAGTGTACGCTGAATAATTTGCGAAGGATAGTTAGAGACGGACATATACTACCCAAAGATTTTATTTTCAGAAACTAAAATTTTATAGAAAATAATTTAATGGTTGCCTTAAGTTCTTGATTTGAATATTCTCTAAATTGTGGGGGGTTAATACGTCCTATACTTTTGTAGTATTCATCTACTATCTTTATCAAATCTTTACGTTTCAAATCATCCATAATGTATAACAGTATTTTAGTTATTGTGTATAAACTAAAAATATATTGATTAATGTATGAGCAAAACAGTTAATATGTTAGACAACAAAATATCTAACCTGATTCATAAATTTGCTGTCAAGGGAAAGGTTAAATTAATTGGGAGTAATCAATATCGTGGTTTTTTATTTACGACTGATTATGATATATCTACTGTCCTAAAAGGTCGTGCAGAAATATTAGCAAATCATTTTAAAAAGGTTATTGAAACTATTCCTAAAAAATCATACTATTTCATGGATTTTAAAGCAGGACTAGATAAGAGGTTAATTTATGATTTTGATAAAGATAATTTAGACGATTACCTTGAGAATCCTCTCATTTCTAAATCATATAAAGAAAAAATTAAAAATGCTACTGGAGAAGATCAAGTCAAACTAATTCGTGATTTATTTATATTACGTTGGACTCCATCTGATATTGTCAGAGGTTATGTAATACTTGTTGATGGTAAAATGTATCCTTTAGTAGAAGCATTACAAGATGACACTATAATTAAATTAGACATTATCATACCTGTTGGCAATATGTTTGCTGAAGTAAGTGAAAATTATTATTACAAACAAAGTCCTAAAAGTGAAGATGCTTCTGTTGTTCAAGCACTAGCAGACGACATTGAAAAGTATAAACATAAAAATTCTATGAAAGCATTAAAAAGGTTATATTCTATACTCATGTTGACGAATCCTAAAGATTCTAAATTAGAAGTATTAGAAATCTTTTTTAACTCTCAAATTGGTCTTATCAATAAAGTAAAAAATGATTTGGAATTACTACTATCACTTACTGAAAAACATTTTATTCATTTTGACAAAATTGTTTCCAACGTCCAATTATTAAAAGAACGTTTAGCATCTTCTACTCTTGTTTCTCCTACCAAATTATTATCTCTTGACAAAATTACTCCTTCCAATTTTAGAAAAAAGATTCAGAAAGTAATCGACTGTTTATTAAGTATTATGAATCCAGTTGCCAAAAAATTACTAAAAAAAATAAGTGAATAAGTTTTGTTTGAATAAATAAAATATCCAGAATTATATAGATGAGTGGATATTTTAATTACGACGAAGAAGGTTCTATGATTTGTAAAGTGGGAGAAAAAAGAATCATGTCTATCTCTCCTAAACCAATTGAAGATGGATTTAATACTTTTGAGTGTAAAGGAGAACAGTGCATTCAACACATTCCTAATAAAAATACAGAGCGTAATGTTCTCTACATTACGGGACAATCTGGCAGTGGTAAAAGTTATTATACTGCACAATACATTAAGGAATACCACAAGATGTTTCCAAAACGTGAAGTTTTTATTTTTAGTAGTTTAGCAGATGATTCTACATTAGATAAACTTAAATACATTAAACGGATCAAAATTAAAGAAGCTCCTTTCCTCAATTCATCTATTGGTGTTGCGGATTTTAAAGATACGCTTACCATTTTTGATGACGTTGATGTAATTAGTGATAAAATTGTTAAATCAAAGGTTTTTAAATTGTTAAATGAAATTCTTGAAACTGGTCGCCATTATAACACTTCATGCATATTCACATCTCATAATGCCACTATGGGACTCGACACAAAACGTATCCTAAACGAGTGTCATTCTATTACCATTTTTCCAAAAAACTTGGGTGGTAAGACTGCTAGATATTTATTAGATCAATACCTTGGTATGGACAAAGAACAAATTGCTAAAATTAGAAAAATTAATTCGCGTTGGGTCACTATCATGAAAACATATCCTCAATGTATTATTAGTGAAAAGTCTGCTTGGGTTGTAAATCCTAACTAATTACTTGTATCGTTTTGGTGTTTTTTCATTCTTAGGAACTAACATCTGACCTCCTTCTTCTAATTCTACCTTACTTTCTTCTTTTTTAGGCACTATAATAGGTTCGTATACTGTTGTCTTGTTTTTTCTTGCTTCCTTTTCTGCCCTTGCCTTTAGTGCTCGTTGACGTTTGCTGTCTGGATTTACTGGTCGTCCGCGTGTTTTAACTGGTGCAGGAGTAAGAATCGTTGGTGCCACATCAGGTTTAGGAAGTGATTTTCGTAATCTTGCTACCCTAGATGGTACTGCCTTTTCTCTTGCCTTTGGTTGTGCGTCTGCCAACAATTTTTCTGCTCGTTCTCGTGCTGTTGGTGCTTTTGGTTTTGGTGTTTCTACAGGAGGAACTGGTTGTGGTGCTTCTACTATCTTTTTTCTTGGTTTACGTATTGGTAAGTCTGTCAGAGAAGTATATTGTTCTTTTGCCACTTTTGCTCGTGGTTTTCGCTTCTTCTTAAGAATACCTTCGCCAATCATTTGATCCATGTCCGCAAATACTGCTTTCTTTAATTCTGCCATATATATTTATGATATATATTATTTTTTATTAAAACGAATAAAATATTTGATTAAAATATAGACCCATACTATGAGTAGAGCATACGGTTATGGACAATTAAATGCTAAATTAAATACTATAGAGGCATTAGCATTAGCAGGATCTGGAGGAGGGGGTGGTGGTGTTGGGACTCTTGCTCAAGTTATGGCACTAGGCAATGTCGCTTCTACTGATTTAGAAATGGGAGTAAATAATATACTTATTCAAGGGTATGTTCAACAACAAAGCACACTGGGTGAAATTAACATTTACGATACACAAATTTCGTTGTTAAATAAAACTACTTACAACCCTTCTATTGTTCTTGAAAACAGTTACAATGGCAATACACTCTCTATGAATCTTACCAATATAGACAATGTTACTGCTGGACTATCCATTGATGTAGAAGGTGCAAAAATGACCGTATTCAATCCAAATACGTCTAAAGGTGTTGTTGTTGAAACCCAAAAAATAAATCTTATTGGTCAAGGTGGGTACGGAACTTCAGGACAAGTTCTCACATCAGGGGGAACAAGTGGTGATTTATCATGGACAACTGTTGGTGGTGGTTCTGTAGGTACATTGGCGGAAGTAATGACAAATGGTAATACTGCATCAACAAATTTAGACATGAACCAATATCAAATTACAAATGCTTTTCAAGTGAACGTAAGCAATAATATTGATTCTACATCTACCATGTCTTCGCAACAATTATCTGTTCAGAAATCAGGTTCTCAATTGGGTAAAGTTCAGTTAAGTGGTAATGGTGCATTAACACAAGTTCAAGATATTTCAGGTAATTTTGTTAAAACAAATGCAAATGATGGTATTCCTTATGTTCAAGTTTTTGATAATACAAATAATAAACAGTTACAAATTACGCCTACACAAATTAAATTAGGTGTTAGTGGTGGTGTAAATCCTCCTCCTGCTGATAATTATTTAGGAACAGATGTAAATGGTGATTTAATATATCTTGCTATACCTACGCCTACTATTCCTACATTAGAAGAGGTATTAACATCAGGCAATAATGCAGGTTCATTGTCCATTGACATGAGCGGAAATAATATTACTGCTGTAGCTCAATTAACTACAGTTGGTTCTGGTTTTAACGGTCTTATTACTTCTCAAGATTTATCTTTTGCTAGTGACACAACTTTACAAGGTGCTGGTATGTCTACTTATGCAGATGGTGCAAATTCTTTTGTTCAAGACGTAACAGGTTCTTTTATTCAATTACAATCGTCGAGCGATGTTGATTTTGCCCCTTACGATAAACCAATGCTTCAAATTGTTGATGTTGTTGCTAATGCTCATCTCGTCTTAACTTCTAAACAATTGCGGTTAGGAGATGGAGGAGAAACTTCTTATCCTCCTGACCCTCCTGCAGACTCGTTTTTAGGGACAGATATAAGTGGTAATTTGGAATACAAAAGTCTACCTTCGCCCACTGTCCCTACACTGTCCCAAGTTTTAACAGAAGGGAACACTGCTGGGAGTTCATCTATTGTCATGAATTCAAATAATATTACAAGTTTAGGTGAATTGTCTACTTCCGTTATTGGTAGTTGGCAAGGTATACTAAATCAAGACAATATTTCTATTCGTAGTCAAGTTGGCGATGCTTCAGCTGTACTATCAAAACAAGGATTAGGAGCAGTGTGTGCAGTTCAATCTAATAATGGTTCTACTGTAATTACTTCTGCTGGTAGTGGTGATCCAAACATATTTATACAAGATGGTGTAGATAATTCATCTATTTTAATAACCAACAGAAAATTATGTATTAGTTCTTCATCTGCCCCTGCAAACTCTTTTTTAGCAACAGATAATTCTGGTAATTTAACATATAGTCCTGTGACAGTGCCTACTCCTGCACTAACTACTAAAGCAAACGTATCCATTCCTATTCTTATAGATGGAATTACATATTATATCCAAATTTTTACAGCACCTTAATTTTAAACCTCGTTTAGAATTTTTTATCTTTTGGTAATATATGGCGACTCCTATTCAAGTTAATTACCCCCAAACGACTTTTGACCTTACTGCGTTTAGCGGTGCTTCGTCCGTTCTTTCGCCAACTGGTCTTCTCGTGAAAGATACTGGCGGTGTAACTACTTCGTATCTCCAAACTCAGATTACTTCTGCTGAGGCAACTTTTGACATGTCGTTCAACCAACTTACCATGCAGGGCGTTGCTGGTACAGCAGGACAGGTTCTTACTACAGATGCCGCTGGACGAGCATCGTTCCAAACCCTTCCTGCTGAAGTGACTCCTAACCTTGCGGCTGTTCTCGCCGTTGCTACTGCTGGTGATGCTGGGGATCAACCTATTAGCAATCTTTCGTCGTTGGCGTTTAACCAAGATACGAGTGGTGCGGTTCTTACATTGACTGGTGTTCAAAAAGCAGGAGTCACTGACAATGTTCTGAATTTCTCTACACCTGCTGACACTTCTTTAGCAACTAAGCAGTTTTCTCGTAATTATTTACCTATTAGTGTTGCTGGTACCCTATATTATTTACAGTTGTTCTCCCCTGTTTAATTTAATCGTTTTTTTTATATAATATATTACACTATATTATATGTCTAATATTATAGTAAATTTTCCGTTATGTGAAATGACCATGAGCGACATAAAACCAACTACAATCACAGATTCTACCAACAGTAAAGGATCATCTGGACAAAATATTACTTCTACAGGAACTGCTGTAACATGGACAAGTCCTTATATTAGTTCTGCTGGTGTATCTACAGGAAATCTAAACATGAATAATTTTGCTATTACATCTCCTAATGTTTTAGAAATGAATGGCGGATCAGGAATGCTTTTAAACAGTATAGGTGATACGTGTGAAATTTTAGGAATAAGTAATGTTGGTGGAATAACACTAAATGCCAATACAATTGCTGGATGTACTACTATAGATGGCAACAGTAGTGCATTAACCATAGGTCAGGGTGTTACAACAACGTCTACTGTCATTGGTAAATCAACCGCAACTACAAATATTCAAGGAAGAGTCCAATTTAGCGGTTCTGCTGGAACATCAGGACAAGTTCTTCAATCAAATGGTACTGGAACTGTTCCTACATGGACTACTCCTTATATTTCTTCTGCTGGTGCATCATCAGGGAATCTAAACATGAATAATTTTGCTATTACATCTCCTAGTGTTTTAGAAATGAATGGCGTATCAGGAATGTCTTTAAACAGTATAGGTGTCACGTGTGAAATTTTAGGAATAAGTAATGTTGGTGGAATGACGCTAAATGCAAATACAATTGCTGGTTGTTCTTCTGTAGACGGCAATAGTGGTGCATTAACCATAGGTCAGGGTGTTTCGACAACGTCTACTGCCATTGGTAAAGCAACCGCAACTACAAATATTCAAGGAAACGTCCAATTTAGCAGTTCTGCTGGAACATCAGGACAATACCTACGTTCAAATGGTGCTGGAACTGTCCCTACGTGGGTAAACGGGACGGGAGCTTGGTCAGGCACAGCATTAACAAACCTTGACATGGGCGGATTTGACATTACAGGAGCAGATAGTATTGATAATAATGCTGGTGTTATGGTAATTGGTGCAAACACAACAGGTATGACCATTGGTAAAGCATCAACAACAAC